ATTTGTTGACCCTAGTAATTTTAAGACCTATGATGAACTCAAAGAGAAACTGAATAGGGTAATTACGGGTACACAAAGCACAGTAACGGCGGCGTCAATGGACCTCCCACCTCAAGCTGCACCTACTGTGAAAAGTGACGATGTACCAGCTATGTCAACTGCTAGTGCGAGTAGTGAACTAAATGATGATGAAGATGATACTTTATCTTACTTTAGCAAACTAGCAGACGAAGACTAGTATCTCTCTCTCAAAACATCTAACTTTGGAAGGGCTCTCGAAAGGGAGCCCTTTTTTATTGGTATTCATAAAAATCGTATAAATAGTAGTATGGCAATTAACATATTTGACCCATTAAAGGACTTACAAGGCAATCAATTCAAGTCAGCGAATTGGTACCGTAATGCAGCTTCACTAGTGGCAGACAGAGCTAGTGCAAGTAAATTGATGCGTGATGGTAAGTTATTAGGCAGACCAAGTGCTGGTAGAATGTCTATGTTTTATTATGACCCAAAAACTAAAGCAAAGATGCCGTTCTATGATATCTTTCCTCTAGTTTTACCTGTTGATGTGTTCAGAGGTGGTTTTGTTGGTTTAAACTTTCACTATCTACCATATGCATTGAGATTTAAATTATTAGAAGACTTACAACAATACACAAGTAATGGTAAATTTGATAGTAGTACAAAACTACAAGTTGGTTATTCTAATTTAAAAGGCAACAGTTTGATTAGACCTGCTATTAAGAAATATCTATGGCGACAAGTACAAAGTAACTTTTTAAGAGTAGATGTTGATGAGATGGCGATTGCATGTTATTTACCAGTTGCACAATTCCAAGGCGCAAGTTTGGGTAAAGTATTTGCAGACAGTAGGAGAAAAATTTAATGGCAATTTTAAGAGGTGGTCGTAGAATAGGTAACTTTGATATCAGACTTGGTTTACCAAGAGATACATCTTTAGAAGATGTTGCCGGTGATGCACAAAAAAGATTAGGTGGTTCAGGTAAGTTTTATGGTGGCAATACAGAGTCCACAGTAAATAGATTTATTGCAGAACTAGGACAAGGTGAGGGTGTTGCAAGACCAAATAGATTTTTAGTTATCTTCAACCCACCTGAAAAATACAAATTAGGTCCTGTTGGTAAAACAGAAAGTTTTGGACCTCCACCACATCAAAGATTTGAACAATACAGTCAATCAGACCTAAAAAGAAATGTAGGCATGATGTGTAACAAGGTGACTATGCCAAGTAGAGATATTAATTCTACAGCACACCAGATATACGGACCAAGAAGAGAAATACCATACAGTTATAGTTTCTCAGGTCAAATAGAAATGAATTTTTATGGCGATAAGTTTTTAAGACAAAGAGTATTCTTTGAAGAATGGCAAAAACTTATATACGATTTAGGCTCACATGATATGAATTTTTACGATGATTATGTAGGGTCAGTAGATATTTTACAATTAGGCCAATATGCAGGCAGAGGCGATAGAGATGACACAACATATGGTGTCAGACTATACGAAGTTTACCCAGCAACTATTGGTTCTATAGATTACGATTACGGTCAAAATGATACTGGTGTAAATGTACCTGTAACATTTAATTTCAGAAGTTGGTACAATCTAACTTCAGGTGAAATAAGTAATCTAACAATAGGGCAATCACTTGGTGATGTGCCTGAATTTAAGGCTTCGAAAGACTTTGGTCTGTTCAGTGGCATACTAAATAAGTTACCACCAGAACTAAGAAGAACTGGAAGAGATGTGCTCAACCAAGTTAAGAGAGCAACACCTCTAGGTAAACTATCGGGTGGTAGGGTATTCCCACCATTCTTATAATATAATGAACAAGGAGATATAATGTCATTACCTATATTAGAAACAGCGACTTATGAGTTGACGCTACCTTCTACTGATACGGCGGTCAAGTATAGACCTTTTCTTGTAAAAGAAGAGAAACTATTAATGATTGCGATGGAATCAGGTGAAAGTAAACAAATCACAAACGCATTAAAAGAAATTGTTGACGCATGTACATTTAATACTATTAATGTATCAGCACTACCAACATTCGATTTAGAATACATCTTTTTACAGATTAGAGCTAAGTCAGTTGGTGAAATTGCAAAATTAAAAATCAAATGTCCTGATGATAAAGAGACCTACGGAAATGTAGAAGTTGATTTATCAAAAGTTGAGGTACATGTGGCAGATGACCACACAAATGAAGTCATTGTTAATGATAAGATTAAAATGATTATGAAGTATCCAACTATTGATGATTTTGACCCGAATATGGATGTAGAGAAACCAAAAGCAGAAAACATGTTTAACATGATTGCCAAGGCTATCTATCAAATCATTGATGGTGAAACTGTACATCAAGCATCTGATTACAAAGAAGAAGAGTTACATAAATTTATTGAAAGTCTTAATTCAACAATATTTGTACAAATTCAAAAGTTTTTTGAAACTATGCCAAAGTTGAAACAAGAGGTTGAAGTAACCAACCCTAAGACTAAAGTCAAGAGTAAAATGGTATTGCAGGGGCTAAACGATTTTTTCGTATCGCCCTCTCACACGACAACCTAGAAAACTATTTCCAGGTTAATTTTGCGTTAATGCAACATCATAAATATTCTTTGACAGAATTAGAGAATATGTTGCCGTGGGAGAGGGAGATATATGTTAACCTCTTGGTGACACATATTAAAGAAGAGAACGAGAAACAACGAGAGAGGGAAAATGCCAGAAGAAAATAAAGATGTTAAGGTTGCAGAGCCTAAACAAAAAATACAAGTCGATTTAGAAGTAGATACTTCTATCAAAGACCTAGGTATAAATCCATATGCTAAAATTATACATATGGCAAGAGCCGTTGATGCATGGAGAATATTTCCTAGACTATTCTTAACAGTTTACATTATATTATTATACAAATGTGTAATATGGTATATGAACTTGTCTGCTCCGACTATGGAACAGAGTGGGTTAATCAGTATCGTTGTTGGTGCTGGCGCTGCCTGGTTTGGTCTATACACAGGTTCAAGTAAGAAGAGTAAATAATGGAAATTACAGCAGAGTTATTACAAGTTATAAACGACACAAGTTGGACTGATGGTATCGGTACAATTGTTGTATTGTTAGTAGCATATGCTGTTTACAAGTACATTAATAAAAGGTTCAAATAATGGCTACTAATTCAGGTAAAACACAAGGTTCAATGATAGCTGCCGTTCAAGCAGGTCAAACTGCTATCGGTTCTGCTATTACAGGCATGTCTAAAGCATCTGCTACAGATATGCAGGCTGCTGATACCTTAGAAGATATCAAAGATATTAATAACGATATCAAAAAAGGCCAAGAGAATATGGTCTTCCTGTTAGGTGAGATGTTTGCATTTGATATGGAGGCATTTCGTAGAGAACGAGATAGAGCCAGAGAAGCAGAAAAAGAAAGACTAAAAGCACTTAGCAATAGTAACAGTAATATTATTGGTGGCAAAACGGTAAATGAAGGCGATAAAGAGGGACCAGGCATTGGTAAACTGGCAATAGGTGGTCTTCTTGCTTTAGCCGCTTTTGCAAAGGCAACAAATACAGAAGACATATTAAGATTACCACAACAACTTAAATCTATCAGAGCGATGGCCACATTTGCCAAAGGTATTGGTACTTTAGCTACATTAGGTTTTGGACCGGCAATATTGAAAAATATGAAAGCTGGTTTAATGTCAATCAGAATATTCCCTAAAACAATAGAGGCAATGAACAAGTCACTGAATACTAGATATGCTAATATGATGCGACCTGCTAGAAATCTGTTTATGGGTTTGTCTATGCAGTTTAGATTGATACAATTAGATTTTATGGAAAAAGTAAGAACTATTAGAACTGCCATTACAGAAAACAAATTAGTTACATTTATTGTAAATAGTTTTAAAAATGCATTTGCCAGAATAGCCGCAGTATTCAGACCAATCATTGCAACAGTAAGAGGTTTATTTGCCGCTAAGACAGGTACAGTTATGATGGCAATAGACAATGTATTAGGACCATTGAAGGCAGTTGGTAGATTTCTTAGTAAACTATTCTTACCAATCACATTGATACTTGGTGTCATAGATGGTGTAACTGGATTTATGGAAGAGTATGGTGAAACAGGTTCTATTGTAGATGGTATTAGAGGTGCAGTAGAAGGCATCGTAGATGGTTTCATAGGTACATTTGTAAGATTGATTACAGATTTACTTGACATGGCACTATCATTCTTAGGTTTAGAACAACTAGGTTCTTTCATTGGTGAGTTTGGTGAAAATATTACAGCAGACTTCAAAGCCGCAGTTGGTGGTATTGTAGATATTGTTACAGGTATATTCACACTAGATATGGATAGAATACTTGGTGGTTTTGGTACATTATTCTCAAGCGCAGGTTCATTCTTCTTAGATGTGTTGACAGCACCAATAAACATGGCAGTCAACTTCATAAGAGATATATTTGGATTTGGTGAGGCAGATGCTAACTTTAATCTTATTGAATATGTTATAGGCATGGCTAAGAAAGCATGGGGTTTTATCACAGGCATATTCTCATTTGATACAAGTAGAATTATGGGTAAGATATTTGATATTGGTACTGTTATTAAGGCAATCACAAAAGGTGGTATCGCTGCCGCTAAAGCAATATTACCAGGTGGTGAAAGTCCAGGTGAGGCATTCAGTAGAGTTTACAATGAAACTATGAGTGGTGCAGGTGGTGATGTAGAAATAGCAGATAAGAAAATTGAAAAGGTAACAACAGAAGATGTTGTAGGCAACACAACTGAAATAACTTACAAGAAAGATATTTTAAATCAAAGTGGTGATACTAACGCAGGTGGTGTTACTATTCAGACAACGAATAACAATCAACAAAACAATAATGCCAATAATAGTACATCTGTAATGAGAGCACCTTTAAATACTTTTGTAGATAGAGATTATGCTCAGGCCGCTTACGGTGTCTATGGTAGTTAATATTTACCTAATTCTTTTTCAGTAATTATCTTAAACTTCATATTATTATCTTCACAGTAT